CTACGTTGTGGGCTGTGTGGGATTGTCGGTTTGCATCAGCTCGTCCAGTTTCTGGCGGGCCTCTTCTCGCTGCTTGATCAGGTCCGCGTAATCTTCTTTCGTTGCGGCCCCTTCGATGATCTTGTTGTCAATGTAGTCGGTATGTGCGAGGAAAGTTTGATAATACATCAGCTCCGCGTTCCGGTTGTCCCCGCCAAACTGCTGCTTCATTTCGTCGAGCGTCGGCATTGTTCCGATCATTGTCTTCATCTCCTTTTTTATCACGGGCCGTATCCGATATGGACGTTACGGCCCCAGATCGAGTAGTTGAATATGACGTCAAGGTTGGTTACCTGGGTCGGAGAAATTACATCGAACTGGAAGGAAGTTTTCGTGACAAGCCTGGGGCTGCAAGGGACCAAATCGCCGGTAGAAAGCGCACCAACATAAATCGATGGTACATATTGATCATTGTCGTTCTCAATTTCAATCGGCAAACCGATTTGGTATCCCTGGAAATGATACATATTTCCCCATGGGACGGTAACCGTCATGTGCGTCTCGTAGGTCCCCCACTGGTGTTGTCTGCCGTCGGCGTATCGGCAGTAATGCTGTGTCGAGTTGTTGAATTTATCAAAATCCGGGAACCAGAACGATGCGTTCGTGCTGGAATAAACTAGCCGCTGCTTGATATCGCCGCACTGATACAGCGAGAATGCGGTCTGTAAAACCCGTGTGCCATCCACCGGCATTACGAGAAGCATAAACGGGTGATATTCCTCCGTCGACAATTTAGGGAAGGGGCTGTCCTGAAAGCCGGCCCCGTTGAGGACCCGATAATATCCAGGCACCGTCACCGTTTTTAGGTTCGGCGTGGTGGATGATTTAATATCCTTCGCGTCGGAATTGTTGAACAGGGAGAACGGGATCCGGAGCTGCTGCCCAACCTTCGGAACGGTCACGCCGCCGAAGGTGGCGGACGTCACCCCGCCGACGATCTGCGAAACGTCCAGCGTCGTCCCCGTGGTGTTCGCAGTCGGAACGCTCGCCGGGATTGCTTTTCCCTGCACCGTCGGCATCCCGGCCCCGAGCTGAAGGTCCGTCAGATTGTCCGTATGGGTGGTCGTGGTGTTGTCCCAGATCACCCCGCAGAACTTTTCCGACCCTGCGGCGCCGCCGGCCGCCGAGCGATAAATGGCCCGGCCGATGCATCCGGCCGAGCCTAAAGGCAAATTTGAAATGACAACCTGTTGAGATTTTGGTGATATGTCGTATGAACTTCTCTTCGCTGCGGGGGAAAAGCCGTTGACGTAATAGGTCCCGTCAAGATTTTTGTATCCGGAGATCAGCACTTCGCGGTAGTGGTAACTCCCCAGCAGATTCCCCGCGGTCCCGGCCGCATACGTCGCCTTGGACGGCGTGGGCTGTTTGGGGCAAAAAGCGATCGGACCGACGTCCGCATTGCCCAGGAAGCCGTGCGCGGCACGGTCGGCGTATGTAATCATTCCCACTGCGACGAAAGCTTTTGCAATCGCCGCCGTAAGGTTCTCCTGGTTGGAATCGTCGCTGCTCGTCCCGTTGTTGGCCATGAACTGGGCGATTGCCGATGCCATGATGGTTGCCTGATGCATCGATTTATTGAAGCTGTACGGGTCGGCCGGCGTGTTGATCTGCGCCCCGTTCATCCGTGTCGTGTCCGAGGTATAATGCTCGTCCGTCGTCATATTGGCGTTTGCAGAATCGAACACCTGAAAATTATGTTCTGCCATTTTGGTTCCCCCTTTAAATATCATATAAAACGATGATATAGCATTTGCACTGTAAGTCGGAAGACGCTACAGCATTGCAGACACGGATAGTAACGGTCGTTGCGGTGTATCCGGTTACCATGGCGTAGGCCACGCCGTTCGTCCATGACAGGCCCACGTTATAAGATTTAATGTTATCCGCAGTATAAAAATCATGGCCCCAGTTCAAAGTATATGCGCCGTAATACATGCCGCCATATGCGGTTTGAGCATTAACGCTGAATGTGCCGGTAGTTCGGGTAAAGACGTTGTATTTGCCTATATCATGTCCATTTGCTTGAACTCCGAGTTGAGAATCCAAGTGAATTCCGGTGTCGCCGATTTGTAAGGATGCATTGGTCGTAGAACCGGTGCGAGAAAGCGCCAAAATATTAGCTGACTCTAATGTGCCGTCCAAGTATCCCTCGTTAAATAGAATACCTGTTTTACCTGATTTACCAATAAGGGCCATATTGCTGTGGTTATAGCCGAGATCGTCTGGCCCAGCTTCGTCAAAAACCATTCCACCAAGCAAACTGCCATTTTTATATACAGCGGTCCCCGTGCCAGTTTGCTTAACACCATAGTAATAGTAAACTATGTCTCCGATGGCAGCATAATGATCCGCACTGACGTTGTATATCCTCTGCGCTTTCAGATTCTGCGTGTCGATGTTATCCCCGCTGATAATCGTCGTGCCGGATACCGACGGGTCGCCCCATGCAGTGGCAATATTACCTTCTTCCAGCTTGAAATGTTTATACTCGATTTTGTTTCCTGCCGTGCCGCCTTGTAATCCAGCATACAAAAGAACTTCCGCTACCCCATCAGCGTTGCAAGTCCATGTCTGGTACTGCTTGGATGTAGATAAATCAAATTTCATGTAATGAAACACTTTGCTATGACCAGAATTAAAAAATGTAACATTAACCTGCGTTGCTGTGCCGGCAAGCGAAGCAATGGACTCCACCGAAAATGTATAAGTTTTTCCGGCCGTAAGGGGTGCGCCAAGGATTTTAAATATTGAATAGGCCCAATTGCTAGTTCCGGCATCCAGAACCAAATCTCCGGTATTGGTCAGCAGATTCGCCCCGCCGATGTTCAGATTGTTGAAAGTCACATAGCCGTTCAGGTTCAGCTTTTCGGCGCTGATGCTGATCTCCTCGGCTGACTGATTGATCTCGGAAATGATTGTGGCCTTGTTGGCCTTTCCGGCCATGTCGGTGTCGTAGACCGATTTCTCGACCCGGAGCGCAATTTCGGACGCATTCTGATTAATCTGGGATTGCTGCTGCGTGATCGTCGTGCTGACGGCCGAGACTTTCCCGTCTGTATAGGCCTTCTGGTCCGCGTCGGCCAGGCAGTAATCCGTGGGTTTGGTGCCGATCTCGAATTTCGGTTTCGCAATGTCGATATAGGTCCCGTCAGTGTAGACCAGGTCCTTGATATCGATGGCTCGGATCGACGTATCGCCCACGGTAGCCGTCGCGTAGGCGCGGTACAGACCGCCGCCCAGGTTCTGGATGGTTGCCTGGACGATATGCTCCGCGGTGTTGTTCGTTTCGAAGAAATCAAAGCTGAATCCCAGCGTGGTGCTGTCCGTCTTGAAACAAAAGCTTTCGGTATAGGTAGCGCCGTGGATCGTATCGACATTCTTGTTTTGCAGGATTTCCTTGACGTCCGTGTTCAGCGGCAACCGGTAATAGCCGTTGCCCTGGTCCTCGGCCTGCGTGTTTTCGCTCTCGCTCCACCCGTGCAGCGTGGGAAGTGTCGCGCTATCCAGCAGGAGCTGCACGCCGCCGATCTGTACGCCGTTGATCGCTGTCTGGACGTCCTGCTCCGTGATCTTGGAACTGAGCTCGGTCTTGATATTGTCGATCTGTGTCTGGATGTCCCCGGAGCCGGGCGCCTGATTCAGAAAGGCAAAATAAATCCCGTCCTGCTGAAGGACGACCCGAAGCGTCAGCCGGTCGACCTTGAAATCCGGGACGGCTGTATTCGGCAGAGAAAAGGAACAGGCGTATTCGCCCGGGGACGCCGTCATGTCCGGGGTCACGTCGAACTTGGCGATCCCGGAGAAGGCGTCCATCACGGCACCGTCGTTATAGGCGCCGCTCGGCCCGGCAAAAATTCTCGGCGTGCATCCCGTCAGGTCGACCGGCTTTCCGTCGACATCGAGGAAGATGGCCACAATCGACTGCGGCCAGGAGCTTCCTTGCATGGATATTACATCTGCGGTCCCAATGGGCTGCATCTGCATCGTTATTGCTGCGCTTGCCATATTGTAATAATCACCCCGCTCACACGCTGCGGATGGGGAGCCAGTACCCGGTTCCCCATCCGGAAAATACATCGTTGCCCAGGCGTATCCCCGCGATCCGTCCGCCGCCGTCGCTGGTAACAACATTATGCTGATAGATGGAAACGGGCTGCGCCGTTCCGCTGATTGCCTGCGGCTCGGCGGTCTCATAAAGGACGGTCGCGGGATTTGCGGTGAGCCACGTTTTGAAGGCCTCGACCTTTTGGTCGTCCGTCCAGGGAACGGCATAATCGACGTATTCCGTCGCGGACGTCCCCTCTTCAAGCTGAATCTGCGAAAACGTTGCGGATCCGCTCGTGTCCGCTTCGGTCGCATAAAAGGCAAGATTGACGATGCCGTCGTCCGGAGCCGTGAAGGTCAGCGACGGGCTGAGCGTGGAAGCGTCTCCCGCTAAAATAGTGGTCCCAGCGCTGTCATAAACCGCGGCCCCGCCGCCGGATTCGGCCGTCCTCGTCGAGGCCGCGGAGATACAATATTGCGTGCCCGCTTTCAGATTGAGCTTATAGGTGGCCGCCCCCTGGCTTCCGGTCGCAGTAATGGTGAAACCGCCCGCGACAACGTCGGACAGTGTAGCGGCATTTAAGCTTGTCGGCGTTTGCGCGGCGTCAAACAGGTTTTTGCTCCCATCCGACCAGCCGGGAAGTCGGGCCGCCGAAATGGTGATCTGGATGCGGGTGGCGTCGACCGAAATTCCTTCCGCCGTCCCGCCCTGATTCCGGCTGATTGAAGCAAACCGATTCGATACGCAGTTGACGGCGTCGTAATCGGTCCCCGCCGTATCCGTGGTTGCAAGAAAAATTTGAAGGAATCCATCTGCGGATGCGCCAAAGGTCCAGTCTTCGCTGCCGTCCAGCGCCCGGCTCTGTATTTTCTGCGTCCCGGTACCGTCCATCACGTCCCACTCGTCCGCCACACCGCTCGGCAGATTATAGAGTGCCTGCGGAAATGTGATCGCCTGCGTCTGGCTCCCGCCGTCCGAAATCGTCATTGATGTCGCGCCGGAAAGCTCATACGGGTTATCGGGTGCCTTGTCACCCGAGCCGCTTTCGGCGGTATTGCCGGACACGGAAAACGTGAGGACGAGCGTATGAGGATCCGCGTCGAACTCCAATGGGGTGTCAATCGGCACCGTCGTTTCTCCCGGGTTGGGAAGAACGCCCCCGGAAAGCGAGTGAGTGTCAAACCCCCAGGAGAATATCTGGTTCGACGTGACGTTGATCGTCGTGCCCACGCCTTCCGGCCGGGGCACGATCAGACCCTTTTCCAGTTCGTCTTTGATGAGCGACGTCGTTCGACCGAAAATGATGATGGACACCGTCATGTCCTGGTTGTCGATGATGATGAAATACAGGCCGGTATCTCCCAGAACCGTCTGGAACAGGTTGTATAAATTCGGGATGGTCCCGTCGAAGTGCTCGGAGATAACGGTCGCCTTGAGCACGAGGCGGTAGTTATTATCGTCCATAATCGGCGAGATGCCTTCCGAAGGCTGAAAAGGGAGCCGCCGCGGCCGGCCGAGGATGTCCCCGATCCGGTCGAGCTGGATCCCGACGGCGCGGTCAATATCGTACTGGATCGGAAGGGCGTTCAGAAGATCCTGCACGCTCCGGACCGGATCCAGGGCAGATTTGACCCATGCCGCAAACTTCGGCCGTGTCCGGTGCTCCGGGATAACGAGATCTATATAATCCACAGCTTACATCCCCCCAGTAACAGTCACTTCTCCGGCTTTGGCCACACCGTCCCAGTCGATTTCGATATTGTCTCCCGCCGCGCCGCCGTCCTTGCTGACGGTCAATGAGACGATCCGGAAGCAAGGGTCCTTCTGGCTGGACATGGCGGTCAGGGCCGGGTAATACAGCGAGGACGCCTGCACCGACGCGCCGATGTCGAGAGTTTCCAGATATTCCTTGACGTTGGCGATCATTTGGTTCTGCACGTCCTGGGTATATTCGGACGTCAGCAGCGCCACGGTGATCGCGACGTCGACGACGGAATAAGCCGGCCGGGAAAAGTTCGTGCTGCCGCCAACCGAGAATTGCGACGGCAATGTGATCTGTGTGGTTCCGTAGGTCCCGCACCCCATGGTTTTCGCCTTGGCGATCGTCGATGCAATGGCCTGGTCGTCCCCGCCTTCGACCACCGGGGCGATGGAATGGGACGGAATTCCGTTCGCGTCGGTCGCGTTAGTGTAATTTTCGTACACCCGGGATCGCGTCACTCCATCCACGGTCCGGATCGCGGCGGCGGTGGCGTTGAGCGGCGTCTGCGCCGGAAGGTCGACGCTGATACTCTGGCGCGCGCGAAGTTCCAGGTCCGATTCCGTCGGAACCCCGGGGACCGCCGCGGCGGCGTTCGAGACCGAATACCACCCATATTGCGGGTTAATGATCGTCTGGATCGTTCCGATCCCGGCGACGACGTTTCCGGGGACCTCGCAGGTCGCCGTACAGGACAGCACCCCGGACTCCGGAATCGTAATGTTCGGAGGAAGATCCCACTTGTACTTCGCCGTATCCTGCACAATGCCGTCCGGGATAACCGTGCCGGGCTCCCCGACGCAGGTGATCTGCACCACAGAATAGGTAGCTGGGAGCCGATGCAGGCCGTTCAGTTTGACCAGACTGTCCAGCGACGTCCCAATCGCAGTCTGCGGCGATTGGTTGTTGACGGCGAGCTGACAGCACTGCACCGCATCATATACGGCTTTTGAGACCGTCGCGATGTACTGCATGTCCTGGCTGTCGTTCCCCAGGTAGATGTCCTGCCCGAAGATTGACTTTGCCTGGTCGATGAAATAATTCTGGATGTCCTGAAAGGACGGGATATGCAGCCCGTTGACATCGATATAAGGCGTAAAATAGGCCATGCTACAAATTCACCCCCACGGAAACCGCACCGAAAGCCGTGTCGGCGCTGACCGATGCGATATACTTTCTTGTCGGCGTTATTTTGCTCTCGAACGATTTCACCCCGATGACATACGGCGTTTCCAGAATGCGGGACCGAATAACCATATCGATCACGTCTTTGTCGTAGGATCCCGCCATCTGCTGAAAAAAGGGAAGGCCGTCGTCGAGGTCTTCCCAGAATTCATTGCGGAACATTTTCAGCTTTGTTTCGATCGCCTGCCGAACCGCGTCGATGTCTTCCAGAAAGTCCGTGTTGCCGAACCCGAAAACATAGTCGCCGGCCGGGGACAGCTTCCGGTATTTTATGGTGCTCATATTGCATCATCCCCCATCAGTGGGAAATATAGACCCCGTTGCAGAACATGGCCCATTCCGCGTCACGCCGGTGTACAAGGCCGGGAAGGACCTTTCCATGGGCATGACAGTATTCCTCAAAATCGGCCTTCAGCGTGGCGCTGGAAGCATGCGACCGGATGTCCCTTTCCAGTTTGGAGCCTTTCAGCCGGCCGGCCCCCAGGTTGTAGACGAAACTGACGAGCGCGTCGAACTCGTTTTGCTTCAGCGTAAAATCGCTGAATATGTTTTTTACTGAATTAATGAACGAAGAAAGGTCGCTTTTCAGCATCGCTTCGCCCTGTTCCCTGGTCAGCGGGTTCGGCCCCGTCCAGGGCGGCGTGAAGGTATGCCCGAAACCGATCGTAGGAGTGCCGCCGCTGTCGTTGTAAGGCGTGGCGACCCAGCCCTCATAGCTTTCGATAAACTTTACGAGCGCGTCGCTGACGCCCGTGCCGTTGTTCGCGGTGGATGCGGTGATCTGCCCGCCGTAGCTTGTGGACTGGCTGACGGTCACGCCGAAACCGACGATGGCCACGGCGTTTGAAATGTCGTGCGGCCGGAGAATTTCCTGGTTCTGGGCCGTCGGGGTCCCGGAAGCATTCTGCCCGCCCTGTTTGATCCAGCCCGAAAAATCCTTGTCGCAGTAGATGATCAGCACGGACTGTCCCACGGCCGGCGCAGCTCCGCCGATGGAAAGGTACGGCGTGTCCGGGATCTCCGGCGGGTCCTTCCAGGTGATTTTCCCGTCGCTGCCGACGATCCGGTCGCGGATGATCGGTTTGACGGTGATCAGGTTCTCGCTCCCCACGGCGGTAATGGTTCCGATGTCGGCGACATGCAGGGACGAGAAAATACTGTTTTTCAGCTCGTCGTAGGTGGCTTGCTGAATATTGGTGCGCTCTGATATGGAAAGCACGGGATCACCCCTTTCGGGCATAAAATTAGCGCCGCATTTCTGCGACGCTGGAAGGCCCATTGCTTTATTTTTCTTTAGTGCTAAAATTACCTCAAAGGAGATGCATGGAAATGACTAATCGAGAAATGTATGAAGCGGATTTTGTTAAATATTTAATTGACAAACACAAAGACATTGCAAAATGGACAAAACCTTTTTTCGGAAAATTCAATAACATCGAAAATCCCAAAGAGATAATAAAGTCATATCTTAATACCGGAATCATTAAAAAGGCCGAACCTGGCATTGTGTTAGAAGCCTTAAAAATGATCGACCTTAAAGCAATATTAAAAAATTATAATCTACCGTCGAAAGGGAACAAAAAAGATTTGATTGATAGAATATGCCATCATGTTCCAAACATTTTGAATCAGGACTTTTATCCCAATGTATTCGAGCTAACCGAGGATGGAGAAAATTTCTATAAGAATTATTATAAGTATTTATCAATTATTGTAATGGGGCTATATAAGATGCTATTAGACGGAGAATTCGTGCAGGCAAAAAAAGAATGCAGTAAATATACATCGGGAAAACGAGAAATTGACAATTCTTACACGATTTCCTCGGATAGTTATATTAAAGAATTTGACAACGCCGTTCAAGTATACCTTGTTGACTCTAACATCCCCGCCACCCCGTCAGAAAAACTAATTTATTTTTTAATGCTTTATTTACCGTCAAGATTTTTTAAACCGATAAGCGAATTCGCAGAAGCAATGCAAATACCTCATGAAAATTTCCATTGGAATCAGAAATACATACAATCAATATTAAACATCAATCGTATTAATAATTGTAGCGCAAAATTTTATATTATACATACTGCCCAGGACTGTAGAGTTTGCCGAAATTGTGAACAAATCAGCGAAGCAATCTTCCCGATTTCTGAAATAAAAATCGGAATCAATTATCCACCATTGCACAAAGACTGCCGGTGCTTCGCGGAGCCGATCATCGTATGGGATGAGATCGAATGGCCGCATCGTGTATACGCTGACGGGAAAATTGAAGTTATGACGAAAGAACAATTTGTGAAAAAATTCATGCGGAAAAATTAAAATATTGGGTTCTATAATGGCGAATAAAAGCATCCGAAAGACACTTTTTACGCGACTATTTGGCATGTGTCTATTTGGATTTTCCCATCATAAGTATAAAAATCGAAACTATAATCTGCACGACCACCAGCGGGATATTTAATCGTTATGTTTTCCCCATGCCTAACTTCCAACTTTTGTGGGAACTCCCAAACATAATTATTGTTTTCTATGGTAACTTTTCCGCCACTTATTCCTTTCATATCATAACCTGGAAAACATTTTGTTGGTGTCTTTATCATTATTCCATCCAAACTATTGGAATAAGATAAATTATTAATCTCAAAGACAATATATTTTTCTCCAGAATCCGATTGAACTGTTTTACCCCCGATGTCAATATCGGTTTTGTCAAAAGGCTCTATCTGTGAGGAATATGGCGCATCTTTTAAGGCTATTCTTACTTTAGCAACGGCCGGATTATTATTTCCATTTTTTAATGTGGTCTTTCCGTCAATCATATAAAAGTTAAAGGTCAATTTTTGATTCTTTAATTGTTTTGGTATAACATAAATATCACAAAAAGCTAATTCTTTGGGCGCTAATTTTCCAGAATATCTCCATTGATATCCTTGAAAATTCTGATCAAAAGCCAAAGAGCTTTCCGAATCGGCGCCGGCATCTACTGCACAGCCATCTAAACTGGAAGCTCGTATTACAAATCCGGTGATTGGCTTATCAGATATATTTTCAATATTAAAGCCTATTCTACACCGATCTTCATAATTTGCCTCTATTACCTGTTCGGTATTACTCCCTGTGATCTCAACTTGTGTTCCGCTGCCATTAATGCCCCGGTTGCTGGATAAGAGTTCAGTATACGTCGATGAAAAGGTGCTTTCACTGCTGACTTTACTTATCTGCGCAGAACTGGAACTACTCGGGCTACTGGATTCCAGTGCCCTTCCTGACGAACATCCCATGAAGCTTATTAGCACAAGCACAACTGTAATTATTTTCAGCCGTTCCATTGTTTCATCTCCGCTTATTTTTCTTCTATCATATCACAAAGGAAAAATAATGCAATAGTTAGTTCGCCGTATAATTTGGGTCTGTCAGCATGGACATCATTGCCCCGCCCTGGTCGACCGCCACAATGTCGGAATACCATTCGTTCCCTCGGGTATCGCCGGTAAACGTAACAGAGCACACGCGGTAAATTCCGTTTGGATCGAGCGTATATGGTGTGGAAATTCCTTGTGAAAATGTCCCTATTTGCACCATCTGTTTTGTAATATACCGGCTTGGAATGTATATCAGCCCATAAGGCATAATTTTAGGATTTAGCAGGCACCGAACCGTTATTCCGTAATTAACTTGCTGCGGGTTTCCAATTAATCCGGTCTGCGGTGTTAATTCAACCGCCTGCTTTAAGTTGTTTGGAAGCTTATCAGCCGAATCAGAATAAGAAAATATATGCAAGGTTCCGTTATCTACAAACCATGTCCCGTTGATCGTCCGCGCAATATCGGACAGTGTCTTTTTGGGCTGTCCGTGGACCGCAGCACCTTTTGAATATATGATTTTATCAAGAATTGGGCTGGTATATCCAAGAGAAATGGGATTTGATGCTTTATTGCAGATATTCTTCACCACTTCCCTCGCTGTCTGCCCTTTTGCATAAGTAAAGGAACAAAAAGAACTATTCAGGAATTGGTCCCCATCAATGGTAAGAATATTCAAAACAAAATCGACGCCGTTCTGTTTGGAGCGGGTACACATAATAACATCGCCATCGAATATTTGACCATAATTGCTCAGGTATCCAGCCTCGACAATGACACGGTATCCCTGCTGAATAATTGCGTTTTCATTGTCGGGAGTGAGGTTATAAATTGAAATAATCGCCTGGTTGGGATAATACAAGGCAACGCGACGAATAGAAAATTGAACTCGTAGATCAGATACGTCAAGAACCTTATCAGTATTTTTTTCTTTAGCAAATTCCTGGTTGTATGTCTTGGCGTCCCCCGTTGTCTTGACCGGTTCAGTATGATGATAGATTTTTACCCGGTAATTTCGCTTCCAGTTCAGAGACGAAGGAAGGGCTTTATTCACCGGCATATAAGTTGTCTTGGTATCCGAATTAGAATCTGCCATTATTGCAACACCCACAATAATTTAAAATTTTGGCCGATATTGGTATCGTCCGGAGCTTCGATCGTCGGGTCCCCCGTATTGACGACGTACAGGCTTCCAATGTTTAAATATTGATATTGTTCCAGCAAATCATGGCCGCACAGAAGGGGAACACCAATCACGATCGGGTTACCATCGTTTCCGTAGATTCCAATTACCCAGTAATGAGCCTGTGCATTCCACGACTGGGTGATGATAAAAGTAATGTTCTGGTCGTCCCCCGGAACTTCAAGCGTGTACGTCTGGTTGGCGATATTCGTGAGATCTATTGTGCTTGTCATTCCATCACCTCACTTCCCATAAGTATTCAGCAGCTGTGCATAGCTTAGTGTTTTCCCATCAATAACGAATTCGGTATTGTTTGTTATTGTGCTATTGATAGTGGGAGTAACAACAAAGTCAGGCACTTCCATAGACTTAGCTTTAAACTTGCCGTGATCGGAAGAATACGTCTGAAAATAGGTGGTCAGCGGAATGCTTTTTCCCTGATATTTTGCATAAGCTCCGCCTAAATAATTTTCTGATATTGTCAGCGTCTTATAAGCCGCTGATGGCGCAGCAGCTTTCGCGCCGGTATTATTTTTTTCTGTTGTCTGCGGATCTGAAGACTGTTTGGCAGTTACCGGAATGTCGGTGGCCGCCGTCACAATGACCTGTTGGAATACGACGGTAGCCTTCATCCCGAACCTCGTGTGCTTGTCCCTCGTAACGACGAAAGATTTGATCAGCATATTCCGGTATTGCTTGAAAGATGTTGTAATCGTGAGAAGCGGTGAATTTTTCCACAGCGATTCCAAGACGTCAAATGCTGCCACGCTACGCTGGCTCGCTCCATCAAACTGATCGGGGACAAAACTGGTAAGGCAGTCGGACATCCCGACGTCCCAAGTGAAGAGGATGGGCTGCTGGTACACATGATCGTTGATATTCGCGCCGTCCTGCACCGGATTCTGTGTTATCTCGTTCATGTGCGTATGCGTTTCCTTAAAGGTTATATCAAAATAATATGAAATTTGGGTGTTATTGTCCTCGACAAATACGCGCGACATGTTATCACCGGCCCAATCCTCTTACATTCCGAATGAGGGCGCTGTCGTTCAGCGACTGGCCCACGGCTTCCGACGTCTTATCGGCAATGTCCTGCGCGTCGTCGGAATTCGCATCGACATTGATGGTAGGGGCAACCGTTACTTTTGCCCCTTCCGCATAGTTGGAAGAATAAGAGGCATTCTGCGGGGCGTAAACAGAAGAATCCTTTCTTCCGCCCAGCGTATCCGCCATTTTCCCCTCGATTGCATTCCAGCCCTTAAGAACGTTATCAAACAGAGGTGCGAAAAAGTCTTCCACTTTTGCTGTAAGTCCGTTCTTCGCAATCTCGGCGTTTAGATTTACCTGCTGCCACTGCGACTGAACTTCTGCCCATTTCTCACTTGCTTTTCCTATGCCGGAATAATCATATTGCCCCGCTTGCTGCTGAAGGGTTTTAAATTGCTTGTTGAGCGTCGGATTGATCGCGATGTCGTTGAGGTCCGCGGTCGTCTTCCCCATAGCGGACAGCGTGGAGTTTAACTGCCATGCAGCGCTGTCGGAAATCCATAACTTCCGGGCCATAGTTTCAATATTTGTATTTGCGTCTGTAAGGCCGTTCGACATGCCCCAGATTGCCTTTGTCGTCAGCGTAATCCCCGCGGCGATTCCGGCTGCGGCCCCGGCTGCGCTGATCCCGGCGCCTGTGGCCGCTTCGCCCGCTCCCTCTGCGGCTTCTCCGATCCCCGCCGCAGAGGCTTTCGCTTCTTTGGAGCCGAACATATCGACGAGATTCTTCTTCAGCGCTCCAGCCTGCTTGGACGTTTTCCCGAAGGATCCGCCCAGGGTATCCACATAGTTGCCGAACTGCCTTGCCCCGGACGCTCCTTGCGAAAACGCGGCGAAGATGTTTCCACGCTTAAAATTCTCCCACGCCTTCGCGAGGTCACCCACCGACTCTTTCAGACTGTCGAACGCGGAAACGTCCTGTCGGGATGTCACCGGGGCCTTTCCCTTCGATGCGGTTTTCCCGGAAGGGGGTGCCGGGTTCCCTTGTTCCGCGGGCGCCGGCCTGCCTTTCGGCGACGTGGGCGGCGGAGCCTGGGAAGGCCGTCGGCGTGTCCGGCCGGAAGGTTGCTCCGGGGCGGCGGACGGTCGTTCCTTTTGGCGGGGAACCTCTTTTACAACGGCTTCCGTCTTAACGCTCTGGCGGGCCTTTTCATTGGCGGCCCGCATCTTCTCTTTCAGATCGATTTCTTCTTTTGTGTCGGCGATGCGGCCTTTCTGGGCGTCGCTCTGCTTTTTTGCCTGATCGGATGCGGACTTTCCGGCCTTCTCGAGCTCCTTCTGCTTCTTTTCGAGCTCGTTGCACATGGAAAGGTATTCTTTGCCCTGCTCGCTGTTCAAGTCAAACCCGAGCGCAACCAGATATTCTTCGATGTACTTACTCATGAATCTGCCTCCGATTCCGTTCATGATCATAATCCCGCCGGCGGTTTTCGTTCTTGACCTTCATCATTTCGAGTATGTCGAGCAGGTCAAGATAGCTGTAAGTCCCATCCTTCAGCTCTTTCTGGGTCCAGTAACGGGCCATGACGGGCGCGAACAGGATCGGGTCTACGTTGGCGGGATCCGCGACGAGATAGGGGGCGGAAGGCGGCGTAAAATCTAAAGGCTTGCGGCCTTCCACCAATCCATAAAAAAAAGCAGATATTGAACCGCGATTTTGGTGAGGAGCGGCGCGTCCCCGTTGATGATCCCGACGTTTCCCTCTTCGTCCACCACGGGCGCCGGGTTCCCGGGAAGATCCTCGTAGCAGTATTTCAGGCTCAGCTTCATCAGCTTTTCGAGCTCCTCGGGCGGCAGGGGCTTTTTCCCCGCATCCACGCCGACCACAAACGACGCGCCGAACGGCATGTCATAGGAAGCCAGATAATTAAAAATTGCGGCCCCATCCCACGCGGACGGAACCTTAAATTTGAAGGTCCTGTCCTTGACTTTCAAAAAATCATCCATCTATCAAACCTCACGCTGTCTCGATGTCCGGGCTAAAGAACACCCAAGTAACACGGCCGCCCTGCTGTTCGTCCTTCCGGTCCGGGCGCTTCAAAATCGAGGCCCGTGCCGCGGTGGTCGTCAGGCCGTTATCGAAATTCTCGGTGATCCGGATGGAAATTCCCGCGAATTGATTCGGCGACGCGTTGTCCAGGACATTCGCGAGGTTGTGCAGCCATTTGTTCACCGAGGACGTCTGCTGAATCTCAAGCGATATTTGCCCCCGGTGGGACACGACTTCCGAGATCATGACATTACCGTCGGCGCCGATGTCGCTCTCTGTGTTGTTGTCCGTGTAGGACACGGAAACGCTGCCCATACCGGTGCCGGTAACGACCTTCTGGCCGACTAACGCGTTCTGAATGACAGCCGTCACCCGGCTGAAACTGTATGTATTCGATCCGTACATGTAAATCCCCCCCTATTACCTGTTGACGTCAACCGTAATCACGAACGACCGGGCCGAGTTCGCGAGAACGATGCAAACGTAAATTGGCGGTGCCTTGCGGTCCGAGCGCTCAGTCGCGGATAGGCTGCTCACGAGCTCCGCCTGGATGGAATACCCGTTCACCAGGGAATCGCCCTTGTGCAACTGCATGACGGTCGCCCCATTCCAGATGCCCGGCGCGATAAACCCGCGCTGTTTCGCGTCGTCGCAGGCGGTGGCTATCGTCGAAGTGATCAGCGCGATGCCGTCGTCCGTCAGCGGAATCTTCGGAAGCGACGTCATGACGGCCATCACATTGTTTCGGATATTGGACGTGAGCATGTCGATTCCGATCACTTCGTCGCACGGCGTTCCATCCGCCATGTTGCCCTTCATAAACAGGTCGTACTGATTCTCGAACCTTGCGTAATAGTTGCAGTTCTCATTTTCGAGCACCGAAATGTCGGTCGACTCCAGGTTGTCCACCGTCACGCCCGGCTCTGTTTTCAGAGCAAGGTCAAACGCCTGGGAGCCGTCGTTTTCGGCGCAGGCGTACCCGGCAATGGACGCGGCCGCGTCCGCATAAGTGGAATACTGCGTCAAGGTACGCCTGTACTTGGCCGCCTGCAGCTCCAGACAGAGGTTTTCCTCGGTACCGGCTTTTACGTCGGCGTCTGCCGTTGTGCAGAACATGATGCAGGACGGGGACGCCGTCTCAACGAACGCCGCCATCGCGAGAATATCTGCCTTTGTCGCGCCCAGCGGAACGCAGAGATACCAGCTTGTATCCGCCGCACGGCAAGCCGCAAGAGCGGCAGCGGGTTCTTCCTCGGCCCCCTGTACGCCGATCAGCAGACGGGAAGGCGTCGGGGTCTGGCCGAAATATAGGCCGGCCGCCTTGACTTCCACGCTGTCGCTGGCAAAGCCCGCGGCAATCAGCTCGTCCGTGCTGCCGTACGACTTTACGCGCTCCGCCGTGGAAATGATCGTATTTTTAGATATGAACATCGCAAGAGAAAAGTTCTCCGTTTTTGCCGACTGTGCCGGCAGATTTACGATGATGTTGATTATTGAACTGAGATCGAGCATCCGCCCACCACTCCTTCTTCATCTACAATGGCAATTTCGGCGCTGGCGACCGCCGACACCGATTCTTCAACGGTCACGAGTTGATTGAATTTTGCGGCAAGATCATACCTCTTGTACCACTTCTGCCCGATCCTCTCGGGAATGTAAACCGGTTCCGGGACATCAGTAATCAGCGAGATTCCCTTGTCCTCAAAAAGGGCTTGGATGTCCGGATCAAACAGCTTAATCCGAATCTTGTCGGCCCACTCGAATCCATCGTCCCCGTAGGTCTGCCAGATAAAGCGGAGATTCCGCACATACTTGACTTTTTTGTTCATGGTCACGGGGCTGAGGACTTCGATTTCGTTATCGATCTGCCGATTGATGTCGGCGTCGTCGAACTGGACGAGATAAAACGCACAGTCCGAATGAGGATCGTCCAGCCCGGAAGGGCTTTCCGTATAGTCCAGAGGCAGAATGTTCTGCGGATTTGTCGCGGGATCGAGGCCGAGCATTGCGCAGGTCACGTCGTAGGCGAAATTCATCAGGTCCTTGAAAAGGCTCATGATGCGCCCTCTTTCTGCGCGTCCGCCATGCAATAACCCCACTGAGCCCGGTTGAAAACGTCCGTTATCCGATAGCGCTCCCCGTTACCGGCGAGGATCACATCGGAAATGTTGTTCTCCTTGTCGAAGGTCTTGCGCGTGATATAGATCGGCGTGTCCTTGTCAACGTAGAGGTTCACATGGCCGGAAACCCGGTCACCCTGTTCCGTCTGATTGACTTCCATGCTGTCCCCTGCGTCCACCAGGACGCCCAGGACCGTAATGATCTCTTTGTCGGCGTGGTACTCGGATTTTTCAAAGCGGCCGGCGCTGGTGCGCTCAATTTGGATTTCCGCCTCGAATTCCGGAGAATGAATTATTTCCGAAACGTCAATCATCGTCCTCACCCCGCACCACGAAAGTTATGGAATCTCTCAAGGTCCCGGTGTCGATAAGCGGCTGAGCGGATCCTTTGCGTTTGATCGTCGACGGGGCATTCGGCGCCCAGCCGTTCTTCGCGTCCGTAAACCATGCCTTGACCTTGCCCGAGGCATACGTTCCCACGTCTTCCAGGGCGGCCGTCGTGTCCCCGTTGTCAGCCGCCTGTTTGGCCGCGAACCCGAGAAGCTTCCCGATCTGCTCTTTGCTGTTCTCGATGGCCGGCTCGATGATCGGCCGTGGCGGGACTTGGTAGGCGAAGCTTCCATGCTCCCGGATATACATCTGCATTGCGGCGCTGTATTTTACGCCTTTATTGATGTTGGCCTGCATTTCGGCACGCTCGGCCGGCGGCCGGACGCCATGCGTATGGATATAGACCAGGTCGGCATTGCTGACGTCGGAGCCTTCCCGCTCCGCATCTTCCGCCGGAACTCCGACGCAGACCTTTTGCGACGACAGCTTTTCCAGGCGCTTCATGAGTGCCTTCGCGCCGCCGCCGAAGGATTTATGAGAAGTTTTTATCGTACATACGCACCCCCCATTCCGGCCATCCTGACCCATGTGGCAAGCTGCTGGCCGTAAGTCGTATATTTAAAAGTACCGAATCCTTTGAAGTCATCCGCGATCGAGCTCACGTCATAACTCACGGAGACATTCGCGACGCTCTTCGAGGTCTGCAGCATCGGGGGCGCGGAATTTCCAACTAAATTTGCGGCCGTGGAAGAGCTGGGAGCTGACCGCAAAAACATTGTGCATTCATGGGCCACGAAATAGCCCATGCAGATCCGCCAGAGATCGCCATACTTGCTATACAGCAGGCAGGCATTCGCGGCACTGATGAAAGTCTGGGAAACCGCTGCGGGAATAGTTGGAGTGCCCGGATCCGTTGCGGTACATACCGATGAAAATTGCGGAAAATCCGCCAGAAAGTCCGTCAAGGCATAATCCGGGTTTGCTCCGCCGCCCACATTGGAAGCCGGAGCAATATCGCTCATAAGCCGGTCGGTAGAGCTGTAATCACCGAATATGTAATTTCCGGACATTCCCATTCACTCCCTTCGTTATTTGCCGACCTTTTTGCCGGCGTCCGGGGCCGGGGCTTTGCCGGCGTCAGTTTTGGCGATAACCTTAGCGTCCGGGGCCGGGGCTTTGCCGGCGTCCGCGTTCTGGCCGATGAACGTAATATCTTTGCTCTTTACGGCGAGGTCGAAAAGTTTTGTTTTCGGAACCCAGGCGGGCACTTCGCCAACAAATCCGAAAGGAACCTTGAATTCAGGCTCCCCCTTGTTCGGGCTCGGAAAATGGAAGGATTTGCTGGATTGAATGAAAGTTGCCATCATGCATTCTCCTTTTTGGCAAAAAAATAAGAGCCTTTCAGCTCATCGCTATAAAATTCGCAGTCGATTCAGATTCCATCCCAGTAGGACACCGTCTGCGGATAGAAGAATTCGACCTGGGAAACGTTCGCGGCATAGTTGGTGTCGTAGCTGGACGTCCTGGACGAATACACCGTGCGCATCCGGGTGAGGGGCTGCAACTCGTCGACGGCGACGAATCTTTCGTCGCTGCGGTAAACGACCATCCGGTCGGTTCCGCCCGTGCCCGCGCCTTTGCCATAGACAGAAACGCCGAAAACAAGCTTTTCGCCGTTCAGGGCGGCGATGTTGTTTTCTTCCAGGTACTTCATGATGCTGTTCTGACCCTGGTAGTCGGTGACGAGCTTGGAAATCAGCAGGTTGTACTGCTCAAAGGGCAGAAGAATGTGGTTCGGAATGGCGCTCATATCGTTTCCGGAAGCTCCCCAGGTGTAGATGATGGCGTCGTTGATGTCCTTCAGAATTTCCGGACCGGTTTTCTTCGCCCACTGCGTCGGCGTGTCAGTCCCGGCGCCCTGCGCCACAGTCGTCGCATATACGGCCGGGTTGTTCAGAAGACCGTATGTACCGTACTTTTTCAGGCCAAGGAACACGTTTTTGTCCATGTGCTTCTCATAGTGAAGGCGGACGCCGTCGGAAAGCAGCTTGTCCAGCGACCGGCCCGTGATAGACTGACGAAGCATATCAAATTCGTTGATGGACATCGGCTGGATGAAGAGATGGGTTTTATAAATGTCCTTCCCGAAATTGCCCTGGATCGTAGGCTCAACCGTGGCGCCGCTCGCCGTAACGTTCGCGTCGTCATCGTCTCCGGCGGAGCCATAGTCGATGTACAGGTTAGACACCTTGTCAACCCAGCCGCCGCCCGTGCGGACCGGAATGTTTTTCGCCCAGGTCACGGTAGTCAGCGGCTGCCGAACGAGCGGGTCACGCTTTTCAAGTTCGGAAATCAGGAAGGCGTTCGTGGACGCCGTTGCGGCATCGTTCGCCACAATGTTTCGGGTTGCGAGGTTCGCCAGATCCTTAGAAACGGAATCCATGGCGCCGCCGACAAAAGCGGCGGAATCGATAGCGGCAAGTACAGTCTTGCCGGAAGGTTTAAAAGCCATTTTATATATCCCCCTTATGCGTTGTTGCGGCTCTTAATGATGAGAAGTGCCACACCATTGGAATCTGCCGTGCTGCCCCAGCAGCAGTTTGTAAGCTGGATCGTGTTTACGTCGTCCGCAGCGGCCTCAAATCCGCCAACAGGCTTAGCGGCCGTACCGGCGGCGATTCGGACATATACGGGACCGTTGACCGCCGGAGCGTTCGTAGCCGCGTTGTTGCACAGGACCGTAACGCCTCCGCGGATGATAACCGGCGTCGGGTCGTTCTGCGCATAGATGCCAATCTCCTGATTGGGATATACGGTGGCGGACTGAACATGCTGGATTGCCACACCGACAAACAGCGCGTCCGTCGGCGTAAGACCGGTAGAACCGGCGACAGCGACACCGTCGGCGGTGGCAAACACCGGGGTGCCGAAAGCGAGTTCCGCGTCCCCAGTGTTGGCGTAAGTCTTGACAAGATGGTCTCCCTGCTCGGCATAGACACCGAGGAAACCGTTATTCAGGGATTTTCCAATTACACTCGCGGGCATAGTTATTTAGCCTCCTTCTGTTTGTGCGGGTTCAGCATGTCGTAGGCTTTCTGCTGATCCGCATAAAGCTTGTTGTAATCCAGATTTGAGGAATCGCTCGCCATGCGCGATTTCCCCGCGGATTTTGTCGTGCTGATGAAATCGGAATAGCCCTGGTTGCTGTGCGGGATCCCATACATATTCCGAATTTCCGCTGCCGCGTCTTTCGCCGCGAGCTTGAACGCCTTCGGGTCCTTGATGTTTTTCTGAAGAATTTTGCGAACGCCGATGGCCATCTGGCGGGCGGAATCCATGGCGCCCTTTTCCCCGTTTTTCTCTTTGATCTCTTCCGGAGAAATCGTCACGGACGGCTCCTGCTCTTCCGGGCTGTCCTCGCTTTCGTCCTTTGGCTCTTCCGGTTCCTCATTCGGCCCGTTATCCGGGCCCTCGGAATCCTCGTGCTCCGGATGGATCAAATTCTCCAGTTCGTCCTCGGATTCCTTCGGAGCCAGCATCGTTTTCAGGCCCTCGAGAATTTCCAGAATCTTATTCAGAACTTCGGAATCTGCCGGAGATCCGTCCTTGCCTTTTTCTTCCTGGTCGTCTTCGGAAGGGTCAAGGATCGGTTTCTTTACCACCGCCGGCACCGCTGCCGGCTCTTCGTCGCCGGCTTCCTCGTCCGGCTTTTTCAGCTTGTTCAGCTCCTCGAGGTCTTCCGGCGTCGTGTTTTCATCATTTGCGAAAACCTTCATGACACGGCCCCAAAGGCTGTTTCTTCCTTTTTCCATGTTTTTACCCCTTTCAATGGATTTTGGTTTGGAGTCCTTTATTGCAACGCGGTGGCCGGCCCTGCCCTCGTCAACGACGGCAATATGGTTTCCGCGAATGCGGCGTTGTTCAAATGTCCCGTTTTTATTCGGGAAAAGGTCATAAGTGTACCCGCAGCTGATTTCCCGTTTGCCGTTTTTGACATCCTCGATCAGCTGCGGGTCCGTGATGTAGAGATCTGCGATGGAATACCCTTCGTTGTCGCCCGTCCCCTTTCGGACGTTCTGTGCGTGCCCCCTTGCGAAGGCGTGAACATTGTCGGGCGTTACGTTCTCGGGGGGATGGTTGTCCGTGATCGGCTTCCCCTCAAAGGACGCAAGCGCCGCCGCATCAAAGACTTCCCGCGGCGGCCGCAAAACCTTGAATGTTCTCGCCGAATCCGCACCGTTCATGTTGAGCTCATATCCGTTGTAGTCCTGGACCCCGACGCGGTTGATCGGAACATCATGGCAAATTAAAAAGCCCTCAGGCGTTTCCGTCATGTGAGGGCTTATTTTCGATCCATAATACGCTATCGGCAATTTTATTCACCTTCTCCAGTTCCAGACTCGGACTGATACCGTGCCAAAATTTCCGAATAAATGCGGTCGTGATCGTTCTCGTCACCGGCGATCTCCGCCAGTTGGTCCACGTCCTGCTGTGGAGCAAGCCTTAAAAGCTCAACGCCGATCGCGATCGAATCATTTTCCATCTGCTTGGCCCGCTGCAGAACGTCGAGATACGATTCCTCTTGATCGTTCCCGGCTTCCTTCCTCGCTTTTCTGGCGACGCTGTAGGCAATGGCTGCAGCCTGTTTTGGGGGCTTCCCGGAATTTATCTCACGTCCTATGTTCTCCGATATGCTCTTTCTGCCGTACCCCTGCGTCAATGGCATTCTTTACACCCCGATTTCAAAGGTATTTTGAAACTGCTTTTTGCTCATAGTTGAAACAGCCCCGTCGAAACAAACCTTGTGTGGCCATTCGATCTCGTCCCATACGATGATCGGCTCCGCGAAGCACCGGCAATTATAGATATTGCCGGGTCCGTAATGCCCGACGCTCTTTTCGCCAACAAGCTCTTCGGGCGCTGGCGGATCGCTGAACCGGCAAAGGACCTTGTCCATCTTCTGGTGAGATTTCCGGACGCGGACATCCTCGGCCGTATGCCAGATATACCAGTCGTGGCCGGTATATTCGGCCCGGGCCTGCGTGAGCACACTCATAGCCTTGCTGGTTTCCGTTCGGCTGATCAGTTTCGCGTGGGCATTAGACATGCCCCCCACCATGCGCTTGAACTCGTCGGACCTGTAAGCGGCGCGGCTTCCGGCGTATGCCTTCGACGCGACATGCCTCACAAGGTCCTTACTGACGTTTTCCGGAACACTTTTGATATATTGTGCGTTTTGGTCGATCAGTTCCCGCACACGGTCGCCGACAGGCCCTTCCAGCTCATGTTCCAGCGCCAGGCGGATCGTGCTCCCTTGACCGGACTTTGCCGCGGCCTGGCGCCATGTGTGGGCGTTTTCTTCCAGCGTATGCGTCACAAAGGTATGCGCCAGCGCTTCCGCCCAGGCTTGGAACGGATTAGAAGAATATATTGTGGAAAATTTGTTCGATATGGTGTCAACCGTATCAGAATCGCCTATTAGGCCAACCAAAAAACGCCCCAGTTTTCGCAGGGCGGTTTTGTAGCTGTTTTCGATATGGCGCCGGGCTTCCCATGCCTTGAATTTCATTTGCATCACCTAAAAACAGGCATAAAAAATCCGCCCCGAAGGACGGATTTTTCTTCTGCTTAATTGGATTTTCTTTTTCGTTCATAGGCTTCCCGTGCCTCGTTCAAGCTCATTTCATTGGCCCCGCCGGCATAATCGGGATCCTCAAGCTGCGACTCGTCATTTTCCCACCCGCATACATCACATACGTCGAAATCGTCTTTTCTTGCAAAATCATATTTTCCGCAAACAGGGCACTTCATGGAATCATCCCTCCCGCTTTTTCCTAAGATAATACCGAAAGCCATCTTTTGGTTTGAACATCGTCGCGATACCCGTATCAGAATAGCATTTCACGAAATCGTTCTCTTTTGCATCGTAGCGAACCACCGCACCATCTTTTGTTGAAAATCCAAATATTTTTTTCCCATCAACCGCGCTTCTCGCTAAGTCTAAAGCCCGTTTGGCATATTGTTCGCGCGTCACACCTGGGTATTGCTTGCTGTGGTCGCTTTTTCCACCCGCCCAGTGCTTATCAAGATTTCTCCCAGTAAATCCATGAAGAAACTGGTTCTTTCCGGTGGGGCTGATTTTTGGAAAGGAGTTTAGTTTACCACCTTTTTCTCCCGATGTCAATACTTTTTTGGTCTTCTCTCCACCCGTCCCAAATTTCCCATCCGGCCGGCGCGGATGCTTGCTTTCATCAAAATCGGCGTCTGTAGCATAGCCTTTGTACAGTAGGAGCGATTCAATCAAATCTTCAATTTTGCAAACAGCTTTATAAAGCAGCCCGCGCGTTCTATTGTTCATTTGTACCGTCCCCTATCGTTAAAATTCCACGGAGAATCGCACTCATGATAAGCTTCTGAATTCTTGTTTGGCCTTGCTTTCTTTCCACTGTGTTGCATCAATTTGCTCCTGTGTCCATCCAAAGCGCTTTTTGAATATTTCTTCTCCTGCTTTTTTCTTCTTCAAGTATTCAGAGCGGGCCCGACTCGCTGGGATTTCTTTTCCTATTGCTTTTAATGATTTAACGTCAAGAACCGGTTCACCATCATCTCCTGTTGCTATTGGGATCCCGCTTATTTTGTAGACATATTTTTGACCGGTATAGTTTAACTTTTCCCATGTGGAAAGTCCCAGCTCTTTTTCTCCGGTCGCATGATTTTTAGAAAGATGTATTTTCCCCTGCTTAATGAGTTCAATTTCTTTGGGATTATTTGTTTCCCTATAAAATTCTCCATCCTTTATCGCACCGCCCAGCCTCGCGCATTCGGACTCTATCATTTCTTTAACTGCATATTGCTTTGATCCGCCATTTATTGTGTTACTGTTTAGCACGATTCTTCCGTTACTCATAATGGCGTTTGGAACATATTTATGATTGTATGGAGTCCCGTAAACTTGAACATTATCGGTCTTATTTTCAGGCACTTTTGCGGAATAATTGTCTTGTAGATTACCGTTAAATAAGCTTACGTTCCCACTATATTGATCGCCATTTATTACTTGATATTTTCCGCCTCCTGCTTCTGAATTCCCATATATGCGCCTGATTTTGTTTGTAGCGTCGGGACGGCTCTCGCTCTTAGTACTTTGCTCTGCGGATGGCGCTTCCCCTTGTCCCTTCAGCGCAAATCTCCCGTCCTTTTTGCGCGGGTGTTTGTTTTCCTCAAACTCAGCATCATGCGCGGTTTGGAAGAAAGGATACGTATACTGAAGCAATTGCTCCGTAACTACAATGATTTGATATGCAATTTGCTTTTGCGCAGTAGTCATTGCTGTTCTTCTCCACCTGGCCTTAAAATTTCCAGGACTTTCGGATCCCGAATCACGACTTCGCCTTTGTCATGGCCATTCTTGAATCGGTTCCCGCCGATCAGTGCCACATATTCGCCCTGATATTGACCTTCCCTCGGATCAAACTCCGGCGTATGTTTCCGGATCGCCATACTCCCAATCGATGTGGCTGACAGCCCGTCCAGCTTCTGCCCTGTAGGCTCCCCGTTACTCCAGCGCTCCGATTTATGCTTTATCCTTCCGATCTCAAAAGGGACGTCCTGCGTCCGCACAGCGACGATTTTATAGTGAGGCGTATACTTCCGCCCGGCTTCCTTGATCTCGTCAACGGACGGCTTGGAATCGTCTGACTGCTTTTGTTCCGTCGGTTCCCGCTTCTCTTCCGGCCCTTCGCCTGGTTTTACTTCGCCCGGCGCACTCCCCAGAGCGTCGGGCGACAAGCCGGATGAAATATCTCCTATATCCGGTACGTCATCGGCGTTCTTGATGTCCTCGTCCGTGATATTCGACCACATGCCCGTGCTGTCCGACATGGCCCGCAGTTCTTTCAAGGCGATCTGCTGGCTGATCGCGCCGGCGCTGAAGGCGGAAATAATGGCGCCCGTCCTTGTATTGGCAATGTCCGCTTTTTCCTTCTCGTCGGGCACGCGGACCGGGTTAAAGGCAACGTTGATGTCGTCCGGTACCGCGCCGAACTCGCTCATGCACATAATCGGCACGATCTGTTCCAGCACCGGGCGCAGCTTGTTCTCCTGGATGCCTTCGAGCATGGTATAGTAGTTGTCCATATCCGCGTCGCCCGTCGCGTCAAGGCCCGCGGCCGAGCGCCCAAAAAGAATCGTGATTGGGATGCCGGAAACCGAAGACATGTCATATTGGAACATCGAAAATACTTTGTCAAGCCCGGCGAAAGAATACGGATGGTTCTGAAGGTCGTCGGCTCCGTCGACGATTCGCTCCCCGAAGGAATCCATAAGAGAGTGCTGCGCATGGAGAGAGTTTATGACGTTGTTCTTCATTTTCGCCGCACCCATGCCGAATAAATTATTTGCGCCGTCCATCTTGTGGATCCAGATGTTGGCCTGCCAAATGAGCTGTGCGATATTGTTTAGCCCATTGTCATAACGCCTCAGGGAATCCCATATCGTCTCGATTTTGGAACTGCCCCAATATTGTTCGACCTGCTTCTCGCAGTACGGGAGTTCATCGCCGGTGAACCGGAGAATCCGGCTGTGATGGACCCTCATGTTACTTGTGGCCCTTTCATTTGTGCGGACCATGTAATACTCGGGTTCCCCGAAGGCAGGGCTTCCAATATCATCGACGAGCTCGTCCGACGGGTAAATTCCGGACCAACGGTCGACAACATAGATTCCCTTAAAACTGTCAGGCTCGATCGAATTGATGTCGAGCGGTTCGCCCAGCCTGTCACCCTGTCCGTCAATCATGATCAGGCCGGCGGCGCCGCCGAACAGGCAGCCCCATTTCAGCCCTTTTTCGATATTCGCCTTGATGCGCGTCCGGCGTTCCAGCCTTTCGATCGCGTCGATCTGATCCGGAGTGATCTGGGAATCGATCTTGAACCAATGAGAAACGGCATCCTCAACCGGTTTGTTGATAATCCGGCGAAGGATGCCGCTGCTGCGGTACAGGGAAAGCATCAGCATATAGTTCTGTGTCAGCCTGGTCAGAGGATATTCCGTACCTTCCGTGAGGTTTTCAGCGCCCCATCCCAGATTAGCGGCCGGATTGGAATATTCGTCCATCGCGATCTGATCCCGAACTTCCTGCGTCTTTTCATCCGCCGCAGTCATTGGTTTCGGTGACACATTTCGTGTCCTATTCCGTTTTTTGCTCAAATGTATCACCCCGCCTCATGATTATTTCAGTTCGAAGGCCCCGCCCAAAGCACTCACCGATACAATACGGACCGTACCGTTGAATACCCCGAAGATTCGGCGCTGGTTTCCTGATTCTGTGATAATGGCATAGTTCCCCGGAACTTTCGCCGGGTCAATCAGGGTTGACTGTTTCTCCGCGGGCTTCGGCGCTGTCGCGTGCTCCGTGGGCGTAGTGTTGATCTTTTCATTCTCGTTTTTCATCCTGTTATTCTCCATTCTGGGATAATTGTATTCACGAAATATCGGATAGAATCCATCGCGTGATCCTTGGCCTTGAGCGGCTTTTCTTCTCCGCGCTGTCTGGCTTTATCGTCCCATACATAGGAGCGGACTTCGTCGTAGAAGTTCTTGCAGCGTTTATGCACCCGGATTTTCCGGCGCTGGAATAGGGTGGCCACATGCTGGATCCCTGAAGGAACATCATTATCGGCGTTCCGAACGAGATACCCGCTTTCCTGAAGGACGGCCTTGAAGCTTGACGCGGATGGATCGATAATCACGCTGGTAAGGAGCGGGCGCTGGGAAAAGAAATCGTCAAAATCCTTTCCGTACTCCCCGTCCGTTTTTGTCCGCCCTTCGTGCCGGCCGTCGTAGTAATATTCCCGGTCGATCCATATGACGTCGCCGTCGTCGTAGATGTCAAGGAATACGCAGGGATTTTCGGTGCCATAGTCAACGGCGCAGTACCGGGACGAAAAAGCCTCCAGCTCTGGCCGGCGCGTGGAATTGTCGTAAAGGTTTTCTTCGGTGAACATGGGGTAAATTCTTCCCTCGGCCATCACCCACTCGCCGAGAACATAACGCTGGTAGAATACGCCGTAAAAATTGGCTTTTGCCTTTGCCTTGTCCTCTTCGGCAAGGCCGGGATTGTCGTCCATCAGGAAGTGGATGCGCTTCGCGTTGTGCTTCTCGGTCTGCAGCACCCATTCCGTATAGAACCAATGCAGCGGACTTTCCGGGTTGCAGTTGAACCACAGTTTGGCCGCCCGGATGGACACAGTACGGGCGATCGCCTGCTCGACGAAAGATTCCGGCATCAGTGCGACCTCGTCAAACAGGACGCCAGCGAGCGTGATGCCCTGAATCAGCATGTAGGAAGATTCGTCCTTTCCGCCGAATATATAAAAATAATTCTTCCGCCTTCCACGGCTTACCGCCATCAGAGAAAGCGACCTGTAATAGGCTATATTGTATTTTCGCGTGATACTTCGAAGAGCCTGCAATGGCATGATGATGTTGCGCTCGGCCGCGCGCACGGTCTTTCCGCAGATACCGAAGCTGCACCCGTCGAACTCATGCATCGCCCATTCCAGGAACGACGCGATCATCATGATCGTCTTCCCGCTGCGGATCGCTCCGTCGCAGATCAGAGCGTCATAGCTTTCATGAGGAAATTGAAAAATTTCGGCTTGCTTCTGCGAAACGGATTCAAACCTCATGCTTCTCCGCCCCCGCTTTTACCGCCGCCTCTACGGCCTGATAGAAATTGTCGTCTTCATCGTCGGCCGCCGTGTGCGGTTCCGGCTTATCGCGCCATACATCGGGTTTCCGGTTTTTCAGCCAGAACACTGCGGCGCCCACATCCGGCGCAACTTGCTTTACCGTCTTGATAACGGTTCTCCTGCCGGCCGCGTCTATTTCCTGCTTTTCTTCTAAATAGGCAAATCCTTTCGCCCGTTTCAGCAGGGCATTCTCGACCTCAATGTCGACGACTTCCTTACCTTTTTTTAGGGCCTCGGAAATCTCGTGAAATCGTTTTTTCCAAACGTACAGGGTGGCGACATTGACGCCGCAATTGTGGGCGATCTGCTCATCGGTCAGGCCGTCCCGTGCCCAGGCTTCCAGCAGCAGGCGGCCGTCTTTTGTCAGCCACTTTTGATACTTGCCTTTCGCCACATCGTCCACCACCTCGTTCCAAGCGCTTCCGCCAATAAATATCCGCCCGACGCTCGGCCGGACCATAAACCCGGGCGTTGAAGGACGGATGATAACGATACTGTTTCATTTACTCACATCATTTTAATCGATTGATCCTTTTCGTCGCCGTCTGGTAGTATCCCGGGTCCATTTCGAACCCGGTATACTCCCGGCCGCTCCGGATGCACGCGACCGCCGTTGTCCCGCTTCCCATGCAAGAATCCAGGACCAGCTCGCCGGGGTTTGTGTAAGTGCGGATCAGGTATTCAAACAGTGCTACCGGCTTCTGTGTCGGGTGCAGTCCGCGCTCACATTTAATTTCAAGCAACTGGCGCGGATAGTGAACGACGCAGGTTTCCGTATCATGAGATAGGCTCCCGTCCATCCGGTACACGGAATCACCATGCTTTGGGATTGACTTTCCCCGGCACTTAATCGGCTTGTCCAGGACGATGACGCCCTGAGGATTGTAAGTGGGAAGGTGTTTATAAAACACGCACACTTCCTCGATGCATCGCAAGGGCATCTTCTTCGCATTGGCAAAGCCGGTCGTCATGTTTTTATACCAGTACCAGCAGTACCGGAACAGTTTGGGCTGGCTGCTGATCAGCTCCGTGGTGAACGGCTGGCAAGCGGTCAGCACAATGGCGCCGTTGTCCTTGATGATTCGGCAATATTGGGACCAAAGCTCCGGAAACGGAATCAGGCTGTCCCACCGACAACCGGTAATTCCATAGGGGAGATCGGTCAAGATCATGTCTATGCTGTGATTCGGATACATGGCCATCCCGGCGATGCAATCCATGTTGAAAATATGGTTGATGTAATCTTCCATGCGGCTCCTTCCCGTCGGAACCCGCACGGCCTAAGGCATGAAAAAAGCGCCCGGCCGGTTGGCCGAACGCCTATTCGAAATTCCCTGATTATATTGTAACACGTTGGAAACGCCGGAACACGCCGATTTCCGCCGGAAGTCGCCGGAAAGCGCCGGAATTTCAGCGAACCATGCCTGGGAAAACGACCTGATCGGACCGCATGACCAACTGGAGCAGCACGATCCTCACCCGCTCCCGGGTCTGGCTCTCCGAATAATCCACCTTCGACGCGATCTCTTTCCATGGCGGCCGGCGGTAAACATGCCGGCGGTCTTTCGGATCGCCCATGTAGGCAAGCTCCAAGATACGCAGATCTGTCGGATCCATCTTTCCGAGCGCGATGCCCATCCAGTTCTTTTCCTCCTGCAGGTCGGTGATCCGCTTCTGGCAGCGCATGATCTCCTTGTCGTAATACCTCTCCTGGTCTTTAAGCGCCATGGCCGCCGTACGGTCCCCGGGCAAGCCTTTTCCGCCCGGCAGCCCGGTAAGGTTGACGGACGGCAGCGAAATCTGATACTTTTCGGATTCGCAGTTGCGGATGGTGGCCCATTCATCGGCAATCATGCGCGGAATATCATAATAGATTTTCAGCAGCTTTTTCACTTCGTCGACCGTCAT